ATTTCCTTTTCGAGAAAGGAGGTAATAGCGATGCCGAAGACGACGAAAAAGTTTCTTCGGATTCGAGCGAAGGCGAGGATTCGCGCACAGGGTCCTGAAGACGAGCTCGAAGACGAAGAAGACGAAAGCGAAAACGAAGTCGCTGCGCAAGACGAAGAGTCGCAGCCGGCGACCGAGGAAGCGCAGCCGACTGACGATGCTGCGTCAGAGCTAAGAAGAATCCAGATCGTCGCGTACACCGGCGGTACGATGACGGTCGAAGGTTGGCCGCTCCCCGTTGTCGTTGATCTCAGTGGCCTCGAGATTCCAACGAGTTCGTTGCCGATTCGCTACGCGCACGACGAGTACGCTGGCATCGGCCACACGACGAGCATCGCGATCGAAGGCAACGAGATCATCGCAGACGCCGTGGTCTCGCGCGACACCGAGTACTCGCGCGACTTTCTCTCGTCGATCGAGAACGGTTTTCCGTGGAAAGCGTCGATCGGTCTCGAGGTCGTCGAGTATCGCGAGATTCCTGACGGCTCGGAAGTCGAAGTGAACGGTCGTTCGTTTACGGGTCCGCTCTACGTAGTCGATCTCGCGGTTCTCCGTGAAATCTCGATCGTCGACGTACCGGCGGACATCGGCACGTCAGTCGTGGCCGCGAAAGCTGCTCGGAGGGTTGAAATCGTGAAGCGAATCCTCGGTAAGTACCCGCACCTCGCGGAACGTGCGATTCAAGAAAACTGGTCCACGAAGAAGTGCCAACTTGCTGCGATTCGCGCGAGTCGACCGAGCAGTCGAGTTGTGCATGCATTCGATGCCGGCATGGACACGACTGAGGTCCTTACTGCCGCGATCATGCTCCGCGCCGGTGGTTCGGTCGCAAAGAGCGTCGAGAAGAAGTTCGCGCCGCGGATCGTTGATGCCGCGTCGAAGTATCGCAACCTCGGTTTGTTGCAACTCGCACGCGAGTGCTTGCGAATGGAGGGCCATCGCGTCGATCCGTATTCTTCGCCGGTCGACGTGATTCGCGCCGCGTTCAGCGTGCGATCGTTTCCGAATCTCTTACGCGAGTCGGCGTATCGAATCCTCGTTTCGACTTACGAAACGATGTCGCCGACATGCCTACGAATCGCGCGCATCGTAGAGACGGTCAACTTTATGCCGCACACACTCGCGAGGTTGAATGCGTTCGCGCAGTTTGAACGCGTACCGTCGAGCGGTTCGATTGCGCAGGAGCGCATCGGTGATACCGGCTGGCAAGTGAAAGTCGATACATATGGACGGCTGTTCACGATCACGCATCAAGACGTTATCAACGACGATCTCGGTGCGTTCCTCGCGATTCCGCAGGAAGCTGCGCGAGGTGCGATTATCGCGCTTGAGAATCTCTTTTGGGGCACGGTCGTTGCGAACCCCGGTGGCTTCTTCAGCGCTGCAAACGCGAACGTCGTGACGGGTGCACCGCTCACGATTCCGAATCTCGATCGCGCCGTCGAAAGGATGCTCGCGCAGACGGATCAGTTCGGCCAACCGGTCTTCGTGAAGCCGAGCTTCCTCGTAGTGCCTGTTGGTTTGAAGGCGACTGCCGAGAATCTCTTTACGAGCGTGCGCGTCGTGATCGCGGGCGACAGCGATCGCACGCTACCGGAAGCGAATACTTACGCCGGGCAATTCGAGCCGGTCGTTACGCAGTATCTGCCGACGAACGGTGCGAACTCGACGTGGTATCTCGTAGCCGATCCGGCGACGACACCAGCATTCGCAGTCGCGTTCTTGCGTGGCCAGGAGACACCGATCATCGAAGAGGTGCAGCCGAGTCCACAATTTCTCGGCTACTCGGTACGCGCTTACTGGCACTTCGGTGTCGCGTTACTCGACCACCGAGCTGCAGTGCGTGCGACAGCGTGATGACAGCGAGAGACGATGAACGCGATACTCGATGACTTCTTCAAGACACTGCTTCGCAGTCGCGGCGTTCGACTTCGGTTGCCGAACGGTACCGAGATCGACGCCGTGATTGCGCGCCGCGATTCGCAGTCGGTGTCACTCGGTGGACAGGTCGCAGCCGATACGACGACGCAGTGCTTCGTTGTACGCGCGAGCGACTTACCCGCCGGGTATTGGCCGCGAGTTGCGGACGAGATCGTCAACGTCGCGACATCGCAGCGGTATATCGTTGTGCGCGCTACCGGAGGCGCACACGCAACGACTTCGAGTGATCCCTATGGTTTCCTCGTTCGTGTGTGGACGAGGTTAGCATCCTAACGGAGGTAAACGATGAATGTCGTAGTCAAGCATCACGATTTCGTGATTCCCGCTACGTTCGGTTCCGATCAACCTGCAGGCACGCTCGTCTTTTTCGGCGATATGCCTGCGGTCACGCTCGAGCCGGTGAAGGCCAACGTTGCGGTCGGTGTCGCGGTCGGCGCCGTTATCGAAGGCCCGCGCGAGACTGGTAGCCCTTGGAGCCAAGGCACAGTCGTTTACTGGGACGCGGCGAACAGTCGTTTCACCACGACAGCGACCGGTAATAAGCGTGTCGGCGTAGTCGTTGGTAACGACGTTCCCTCGGCTGCGACTCGCGTCCTCGTGTTGATGGATCGATGATCGCGAGCTTACTAGACGCCGTTGTCAATGTGCTCAACGGTCCGCCACAGGCGGCTTCCGTTGCAACGTCGAAGACGTGGGCACACTACTGGGTGCTCGCACGCGAGACGCCCGACGTGTGCGTTGTTACGTTCGTTCGTTCCGAGCGCGAGCGACTTTCGCGATCGCGATTTCGATTCCTTCTCGACGTAGAGGTCGTTCGTGCTCGGCCGTACGTGGACGCGTCGTCGATCGAGATCGTCGTCAACGACGTGCACTCGATCGCGTCGCGACTCACGAGCGAAGAAGTGCTCGAGCGAGATGGCATCGCATACGCATTCGACTCGATCTCGTTTTCCGATCCGCTTTACGAGATCGAGGAAGTATTCGACGAAAGTTCGTTCGTTCGCGCGAGTGTGACTGCGCGTTACGCTGTGTTGGAGTCGTTGTGATGGCATCGGAGTCGATCGTAAAAGTCAAGCAGCTTTTTCTCGATCGGCCAGCGGTTACGCGTTACTTCGATCGCAAGACGCTGCGCGTTTTCAAGCGATTCGGAGCGTTCGTGCGACTGGTCGCGCAGCGAAGTATGCGGCGACGTAAGACGGCGTCGCCACCGGGGCAACCGCCGTCGGTGCGTAAAGGCCAGCTACGAAAGCTCATCTTCTTTTCGCTCGACGAGCGAAAGAAAAGCGTCGTTATCGGACCGACACTACTACGTCCTGACTCGCCGGTGCCAGCACTTCACGAGCACAGCGGCGTACGTCGGTACGGCGCGCGTGTCGCGAAGTATCCGAAGCGCGAGTATATGAAACCCGCGTTTCGCGAAGGTTTAGCGAGACTATCGCAGTTCTATAAGGAGGCAAACGCATGAGTCGAACACGACTGGGGCACCTCGCGAAGCTCTACGTCGATAGCGCGAATAACTGGACTACGCCGACGTGGGTCGAGGTGCCGAATGTCAATAACCTGACACTAAACCTCTCGCACGCGACCGCAGACGTGACGACGCGTGCGCATGCCGGTTGGCGAACTCAGGTCGCGACGTTGAAAGAGGCGACGATCGAGTTCGATATGCTCGATGTTGCAGGCGATCCGAGCGTCGCGCAGATTCGTCAGGCGTTTTTCGCTCGCGGCCAGTTGCATGTTCTTTGCTTGAACGGTTCGCGTACTGAGGTCGGTTCGTGGGGCTTGAAGACGCTCGTCGAGGTGACGCGATTCAACCGCGCTGAGCAGATGGGCCAAGCGATCGTAATCTCGGTTACGTTCGTGGTGTCGCCGTTACTCGACGGTACCGTTTATCGCTATCCCGAGTACTTCGAGGTAACGCCCTGATCGCGAGAGGACTAGTAACGATGCGTCATCGATTTACGGACGAACATGGCCGCGAGTACGAAGTTGCGCGGATCAGCTTCGCGCGGTACCACGATCTTCGCGATCACGGGTTTGATCTTGCGAAGTGGGCCTCGGAGGCGCTCGCACGCGTAGTACGACCGGACACTACGATCGACAACGCGTTGTCGCAGCGATTCGACTACGAGGAGTTCGTGCGCATACTCGCTGACGGCGCCGTGTTCCGCGATCGCAAGACGGCAGAAGCGTTGTTGACAGTCTTGTGCCGCGATTCGCTTGCGCGGCACGGTGTGACCGCGAACGAAGTTTTCGAGTCGCTCTACGGTCGATCGATCTGGGAAGCCGAAGTCGCGTTCATCTCGAGGATCCTCGATTTTTTCGAGGGCCATCCGATCATGCGCGAAATCCTCGGCGCCGCGTTGAAACTGCTGCTGTCGAAAGTCGAAGCGAGTACTGCGACATCGATTCTTACGTCTGGCACTTCGCCGGTTACCTCGGCGTAGCGCCGTGGAACTTCACGCTCGGCGAACTACGTGCGATGTACGAAAGTCGATTATTCCACGACCATTGCCACTACGGTATCATCGCGGCAGCGATTGCGAACGCGTTTCGCGGTAGCGAGTCGCCGACGATTCGAGTCGAAGATATTTTCCCGGACGTGGTCGAGTACCTCGAGCGGTTCGGTGTTCGGAACGATAACGAGTTGCCACTACTAACGAAGGACGATCTAAAGTCGTGGCTAGCCCAGCAGAAATCCGAGCGGGTCGTGCGAGCGTCGAGCTGACGCTCACGGATCGACTGACTGCGGACCTCAACGCGGTCTCGCGCAAGCTCGCA